AAAACTTATAATAATCAAAATTTGTAAATAAAAACTCTTATAATAAAGAAAAAGAATAAAAAATTTTAAAAGTTATAAATTAATATATTCAATCGTAGATACTTTATTTTATTTTAAGTTTATTGTACTATAATATCACAAAATAAAAAGGAATCAAATGAGCCAACATAAAATGTTTATGAATATTGCTAAAGAAATAGCCAGTCAAACTAAATGTGTATCTAAAAAAGTAGGATGTATTATAGTAAAAGACGGTAGAATACTATCAACAGGTTATAATGGAACTCCTAGTAAATATATTAATTGTTCTGAGTATTGGAATAACGAATATACAAAAGACCATCACACTTGGTCAAATATCTATGAGATACACGCAGAAATGAATGCCATAATTTGGTCAGCTAGACAAGGTATATCTATTGATAATTCCGTACTTTATTGTACCTATGAACCTTGTGTACAGTGTACTAAAAATATTGTAGCATCAGGAATAAAAGAGATATATTATGGAATTGATTATAATTCTAAAGATGAAAAGGAAACTACAGGAAATATATGTAGAGAATTGGGAATAAAAAAGGTTAAGGTATGAGAGAAAAACAAATTGAAGTAAGATTATCTTGGAGTTTTAAATGTGTATATATTGAAATTGACGGTAATAAGAGAGAAGAAACTAAATATAAAAACTATCCAAATATTGAGAGTGAACCACATAAATTATTTGATATGATTTATGAATATGTTACTTATGAACTTTTAGAAATTATTGATGTAGAGATTATTAAGGATAATTTTGAAGATGGGAGACCTTGCACACCAAATCTTTTATTATTGGTTGATATAAAGTTTTTGGATTAAGTAAGATTTAATAAACTTTCTAGTATAATTAGAAACATTAAAATAAAGGATAGAAAAATGAAAATACAAATCACAACTTCAATATGGTCAAACAATTTGATAATACCAGCTAAAACCTTTGAGGTTAAGAGTATGTATGAATTAAAAAATGCAGTTAATGAGGTTGTAAAGCTATTAGATGAAAATAATAAAAATCGTTCTAGTAGAGAACCAGGTTATCAACCTAAGTTCAATGTTTCTTATACAATTACTAAGGGTGACTTCACCACAGCAACATTATCATATAAACAAATAATGGAAATATCTGATAAACCTAAATCAAGTTTTTTCAAAGATATTATCAATTAAAAATTAAAGGATTTAAAATGTTAAAACTAAATGAAAAAGAATCTACTTTTATATTAATTTGTAAAGGTTGGACTCCTAAAGGTTATAGAAATAATAATGAGATTGAGTACAATATTCATTCTGATGAATATATCCTAAAAGAACACAATAAACTTGTATATTATTATACTAAACTTTACAAGATACCTTATAATATAGTTACTTTAGAGGATATTAATAATGAACTTTTAGAGGTTTTTGATAAAGTATATCCAAATAGTCATAGTATATTATCAAATCTTATGAATAGAGACAATGTATCTATATATCATATTGATAGGTTATCCACTAGACAACAAATGTTTATACAACTTTATTATATGTTAATTGTATTATCAGTCAAAAAAGATGATAAAGATATTATAGAATTTGATTATAGTGGTGTTATAAAGGAAAATAAATGAACAAAAGAATAGCAAGATTTACCACAAGACCTTCAAATGACGGTTCAAATTCTGATTTAATTATTGGCACTATTATATCACAAGGAGAACTTAAACCCAATACTGTTTATGAAATCCAAAAGTGTTTTCTTGGAGACGAACTAAAAATTGTTGAGGTTGGTGAAAGTTGGATAACAATACCTCAATGGAATCATACTATAGGAACTATTATAGCTTGGGGTAGAAGTATATTTTTAGCAAGTGAGGAATTAGATAGGATAGGGGATTTAAAATGACATTAAATGAGGTAATTTTTGAAGTATTACCAGGTAGATATTATGATAAAAATGAAAAGCCTATTAGATGTATGTTTTGTGGCAGTAAGGAATTTGAGAGAGCAAATATAGATGTTTGGGAGAATCATATTATGGAATATGAGTGTAGGTGTTAAAATTGTAATAAACTAGTATCTTATTGGAATACAGGTTTCTATGAAGCCACTACAGTAGATTCTCTTAATTTTAGAGTTTATAGTTTTATTAAAAATAAAGGAACAAAAATGTTAGAAAAATTAAAATTGATATTCAAAAGAAAATAACTAAAATAGTTAAAATATCTTAAAGGAAAATAAAATGAACGAAAATATTAAAGTAGAATGTAGAGTAACAAATAAAAGAGTTCCAAAAGTAGTTGAGAATATTCCAACCAATCAATGGAAGGTTTCTATTAACTTTACTGATGTAATAAAGTCCGAATCAACTTTTGAATTTTTTGTACATAATGAAGAAGGTCTTGAATATGCACTTGCTTCTATTACAGTTTTAGAAGATATTAAAAAAAGACTTAGTGAAAATTGGAATAAATATTGTAATAGAGGTTCTGATGAGTTTGATGATGTTATTGAGGAGTTGGGTTTGGAGGATTATGTATCAAGTGGTACTTTAATGAAATATCCAAACCACTACGAATATAAGGATATTATGGGTAGATACTCATCTTGCGAAATAATTTATTATGACGAAAATGGTGACGATTTTATATGTGATATTAAAATAAAAGGATAGTAATGAAATCAATTAAAATAACTCAATATCAAGCCAATGATGGTAGGATATTTGAAAGTGAAAAAGACTGTAAAAATTATGAGCTTTTTATAGAAAAATCAAACTTAGATAAAGTTAATGAATATATTAATAATTTTCTAAAAGATATTAGTAATTATAATGAAGGTTCAAAAGATTATATAATAGAGTATAATGACTACTATATATGTTATGATATATCTAAAAAGTTTGACAAAGAGGGTATATACTATATTAAAATGGGTACTCGTAATGATATTGATAGGTATATTGAAATAGATGAAGATTTTACTATTGATTATGATAAATGGAGTAAATTTGAAAAAGAATTTAAAGAAAAATTTAAAGGCTCTTTAGAAATACCTTATTGGTATTGGAGTAAATAAAAGGGATAAATAAAATGGTATATTTTACAAGTGATTTACATATTTCACATAAAGGTATAATTAAATTTAGAGATAGGTTTAAAACAGCAGAAGAACACGATGAATATATGTTTTCTAAAATTGAGGCTTTAAGTAAGAGAGATATTCTTATGGTTTTAGGTGATTTTATATTTGATTCTGAGGATTATGATAAGGTTATTGAAAGACTTTCTAAAGTTGAATGTAGAATTAAATTGGTTATGGGAAACCATGATTCAAGGGAACTTTATAAAGAGGATTGTGTTGAAATGCAATTACCTTTGTATTCATATAAAAATATGTGGATTTCCCACTGTCCAATTCATCCACAGGAAATGAGAGGAAGGATAGGAAATTGTCATGGACACCTCCATTTAGAGAAATTAGACGACCCTAGATATTTTAATGTTAATATTGATGTTAATGATTATGAATTTGTAAAGTTGGATACTATTAAAGAACATTTTAAAAATATATAAAAGTATCTGCGATGGTAATATATTAATTTATAACTTTTAAAATTTATTAATTCTTTTTCTTTATATAAGAGTTTTTATTTACAAATTTTACTTTTTATAAGTTTTTAATATATTTTAATTTGTAGATGGTTTTAAGTTAATTTAAGTTTAAAAGAGTATAATTATAAAAATTAAAGGAAGATAAATGAGTAAAGATTTTAGAAAAAATGAGAGTAGAATAGTCAAAGAACTTAGTATTATACAAGAAGTTATAGTTATATTAGCAGGTAACAAGGAGTATTATGACGAGAATATGTACTCAAAATTAGTATATGATTATATAGTACCAACTTATATGTTTCATCCTAATAGTTATACAGGATTAACTAGTCAATGTGTTAAACCAACCCCAGTTAAAATACTATCTAAATGGAGAGAAGATTATAGAGTTGTAAATAGCAAGAACATATACACTGAGTATACAGGTAAGGTATACTCAAATAACTACTTGTTTTTGACTTCTGAACTGTACTTAGACGATATTTGTAAAATCACTTCATTTTTAACACAATTACGCACTAAGAATATCAAGGTGAAAGACATTAAAGCTAAGTTTAAAGAATTAAAAGAAGAGATGTATGAAAAGTACTCAATTCAAGACTACACATATATCAAAACAACCAATACATCTTATTTAAATCACACTACAAATACCACTTCTACCTTAGAGTCAGATGATATACCAAGTGAACTCCATAGTTACATAAGAGTAGATAATGTTAGTAACTCTAAACAAATAAAAATAATAAATCGTTAACAAATTTAAAATCAAAGGAAAAAGATGAAATTTAACATAGATAACAAAACTTTAGTAAATCAACTAGAATATTCTGATTTATTTGAACTAGTTATTCAATGGGAATTAACAGACCCCAAACATTCTTTTATTGATACTGATTTTAATCAAAAACTTAAAGATTCCTTGGAATATACTAAATTATCTCTACTCGTAAATACCAATAATTTTATAGAAACTTGCATATCTATATATGAAGATATTGGGGATAACGAGCAACAAGAGTTAATTAACAAAAAAGCTTTAAATGGCTTATATCATTTAGATGTAGAAAAGTTTAGAGATATAATGTTATGTAACTCCAATGAAAACAATCTATATCATTTTGATAATATACAAGAACAAATTATCAAAACTATATTAAATTTAGAATAAAGGAAAATAAAATGAGAGAATTTAAGATAGAAGATTTCAAAGAATATACAAACTATCCAATGGGATTATGTAATAATTATAGCAGTGCTTCCGAAAAGGAGAATATGTTGGCTTATATATTAAGTAAGGTTATTGAAGCTAACGATTTGAATTTTATAGTAAAGACAAAACACCTACACCCAACTATGGTATCTGATGGACTTTTAGAGGAGGTTGATAAATTTCGATATAAACTTACCTACAAAAGCTTAGTAATGATTTATAAACATCAATTGGATAGAGCTGTATGAAAAAATAAAAGGAAACTTATGCAAGAAATTAAAATATTAGCTATGATAGAACTGCTAAAAATATGTAATGTCAATCCAAGTAAACAAAAATTGGAGTTCAAGATATTTATAAACAATCATTGATAATAGGTTGTTTATTTGGTTTACTGAGATTAGGATATTATTTAGAGGATGATATGATAAAGAGTTAAATAATTTTATAGTTAATGAAAGTTTAACAAGAAGTGATATTATAAATATAGTTCCTATGCAATTTAATGATTGGTACGAATTATTTTACTTCAAACCTAGTATATTGGGTGATGATGAATAAAGGCTATATATTTTGGAGGGATTATTTCAGAGAACCCTCTATATACGAACTAAAAAGGGATAGTAGGTTATCTAGGTATAATCTATATTATAAATACAGGGTTTATGATTATAATATGATTTATGGATTGACTGAGGGTAAATTTAAAAATAGCTATAGTAAAATAAAATACACAAGAGAGTATAAAAAGGATAGACGATGGGGTACAACCTAACTATATATGAAATTGAAGATTTATTTGATAAAGCTGAGGTATAATTACTCCATAAACAATAAAGGAAAATAGATGATTGAAAATAAACTAACTAAAGGTATTAAATTAGACGATGAATTTATATCTAAAGAAGAAATCAAATATATGAGTTTTAATGCTTTTACAATGATTGTATCAATGATAAAGGATATAGATGATTGTTATAAAGTAGCATCTTGGTTTGATGAAATAAATGTATATAAAGGTGAAAATTATATAGATGGTTTATCAATGAGCTTAAATACAGGTAGAGATTATTAAAGGAACACAAAATGATAAAAAAATATATCAAAGAATTTGAAAATAAAACTGGTGCAAAGGTTCTATATATTAGTACAAGTGGTTCAAAATTATATGGAACTAATACTAAAAATAGTGACACGGATTTTAAAGGAATATTTTTACCATCTAAAGAAAGTGTATTACTAAAAACTGATTTAGACTCATATACCAAAGATACTAATAATTCAAAAATAAAGAATTCAACTGATGATGTTGATTTTTCTCTTCATTCAATATATCAATTCTTTAATCATTTAGTTAAATCAGAAACAGGTTCTATTGATTTACTTTTTTCTATGTTTAGAGAAGATACTATAGCCTACCAAGATAAAGAATTTGTAGATTTTATGAAGAGAAACTATACAATGTTCCTTAATAAAAATATGAACTCTTTTATAGGATATTCTTTAGGACAAGTAAAGAAATACGGAATTAAAGGTATTAGATATGATAGTTTAATTGGTTTTATAAAAGATATAGAAGTTGAATTTAAAGATACCGATAAATCTAAACAACTAAGAGATTTTAAAGATTCTATAGAAAATATTACTAAAAAATATACACATATAAAAATTGTTATGGCTGATGGTGTAAAATCAAATAAAGTTAGAGAGAAGATACCTTATGTTAGTGTTCTTGGTAAATTGTTTCATTTTAATTCAACTTTAGAAGATTTTATGAATAGAATAAAACATCAAGAAAATCAATTGGGAAATAGAACTAAAACAATAGCTGGGACTAATTCTAAGACAGATTTTAAAAGTTTGTCACATTCTTATAGAATAGCTATTGAGGTTAAAGAATTATTAGAAACAAATTTTATTGTATTTCCACTAAAAGAGGCTAATAAAATAAGAGATATAAAACAAGGTAAATTAGATAAAATTGGCTCTGTAGAGGATATAATCAAAGAAATTGAAATAATCTTAAATGATGTTGATTTACTATTATTGAACTCAAAACTTCCTAAAGATTTAGATGAGGTTGGTATTCGTAAAGAGATTTTAAATTTTTTAAGATAATGTTAAGTTTAATGTGGTATAATTCAATAAATAAAAGGAAACAAATGAAATATAATTTACAAAATGTCAAAAAAGTGTTAGAACAAAATGGAATAAAGGTTGGATACACTTCAAGTCTTAATTTAAATGATATAAACGGAAATAGTTATTCGGTTATGTCATATAAGGTATCTAAAGAGTCACAATCTAAGACAACTTGGGTTGAATCATTTACGAATATAGTAAATGATAAAAATATTGATAGGGTTATTATCTATTATTTGGAATTATCCCAAGGTAAGGTGAGTGACTTTGAATGGGAGTCTATAGAACAAATTAGACTTATAAAAATACCAAAAAGTGTAGAGTTCAATGAAGATGTTGATATTCATTACCCAATAGAGTATAATAACCCTATTGAACTTGACTATGAATTAGATGGTTATTTAGAGATTGATGTTATTGATATAAAAACTAAAGAAACTATAAAAATCAAAATAAAAGATTTATATGGTAATTTTGAAAACTATGGAGTCTATACAAGAGGTGATAGTATTAATGATATTTTGGAAATAAAAGGTATTGTAAAAGGCAATAAGAAAGATATTTATTCATATTCTTATGTTAAGGAGTTTCACCAAAAGGGTAAGTTTGACGATTATGATATAATCAGTTGTTCTTTAAACCAAAAGGGCGAATATACCAATATATATGATGGAACTTATGATGTATATAAAGATAGTTTTATGAACTTAGAATTTATTGACGGTACAAATAACTTATATAGATATAACATTATAAGTCACTCTAAAAAGGTAAAAGAACGATTTTTATATAATGACTATGTATATTCAATTCAAACTGATTCCGATATGTTATGGATAAATGATATAGCTGTGGCAAAAATATGAAAGAAAAGGAAATAGAAAGTTCTATAGAAAGAAGTATAGATTTAAAGATTATAAAGATGTTGTTTAATTTTACAAATGAAGTAGTATCTAAGTTGAGAATATTAAGAGATAAGGATAAAGTGAGTTTAATAGACTTAGATATAGAAATAGAAGTTCCTGCTGAGTTATTCACATATAGATATACAGATAATAAAACATATATTGATATAGGAGTAAAACCCTATCTAAAACATTTCTTTAAAAGGAGTAATTTTACATTTATATTACCTTATTGGAGTAAATATATTACAAGAAGTCATCAAGTGAGTATCCCTATATTATCAGGTGGTTTTATATTTATTGATAAAGATGTTTATCCAAAACCTAAAAAGGTTGATGAAAACAAGCTAATAAAAGAAATTAAAAAGTTAGAACAACTTTTATCTAATAAGCACTATATAGCAAATAATACAATTGAGAATATAAAGTTGAAAGAAGATTTATTAAAATTAAAAAAATTATCTTTAGATGAAATCAATAAATTTTGAATTTTTTAAGATAATGTTAAGTTTAATGTGGTAAAATTCAATAAAGGATAGGTATGAAACATAAAATTATAAATAATAATCATTTTATAGAATATAATGGAAATGGCTATGAAGTTCAGTATAAAAAAGGTTCACTATTAGACATTCAAATCTACCTCAATATTATGGATAGATATAATATTGAATTCAATAATTTAGAGGATAGAGGTGAGTTTATATATCTATGTAGTAAAATTGTACATTTTTTATTTAATATTAGTGCAGGATATAAAGATATTAAGCTAGAGATTGAACCTTTTGAATATAGTCTTTTTGAACAAATTAGAGTTATATATAGCTATTCTGATTTCCAAGAGAGTTGTAACAAAAAGATTGATAAAAGAATCAGTGAAGATTTAGAGTTACTATTATCTACAAAGGTTATTGGTGATACTTTTTATTTCAAATATAATAACAAAGATGTAGCAGTACCTAAATCTACTAAATATCTACAAGATTTTATTGAATATGTATATCAATATATGATTGAAAACACCGATAGTTCTTATAAATTTAAGGATATAACCAAAAACTATATCTATATGCAAGATAATAGAAGAGGTTCTTGGATATTACCTAAATACAATGAAGATAAAATTATTGGAATTAATATAAATGGTGGTAGAGAGGGTGATGATTGGTGTTTAGAATACATATTTAAAGAGTTTGAACACTTAGCTAATGATTGGAGTACCATTATTGATAAAGACGCCTATATACCCCTTTATGGTGTATTATGGTATAGTGATGGTTTTGATAAAATAATTGAATTGTCCAAAAATTATATGAAAGATAATAAAGATGGATATTCGGATTTAGATTATATTAATAAGCAAAATTTAGAAAGGTATAGTTATGAATAAACTTGAAAAGGAATATGAAGAGGTTTCAAAAAAAGTAAGACAACCACCTAACAAACCATCTATAGGTAGTTTTTATTTTTATATGCCAGAATGGATGATAGAAAGTTATATGAAAGAGTATAATATTATATTTGAGGATTTTCATAAATATATACTCAAACAATATAACGGTTGGCTTATATGTGATAATGGGGTAAATAATAAACCAAAATATAAGGTTCAATTATGAATAAATATAGATTTATAAATGTATTGGACTTAGAGACTAATGAGAATATAAATGTAGGTATTATGTTTGAGAGTGATAATAAACCTATATTCAAGATTGTAGATATAGATTTGTATAAGGATATATTTAACTTTATTGATAAAAATCATCTAAATTTTTGTATAGATATAATTAAACAAAAATATGAGAACGGTGAATTGTCTTTTTCTAAAATTAGCATATCGGACTCAATTTCTATTAGTAATGTAAGAGTTAATAAATATGATATTGATTATATTTTCAATAACTATATAACAATTCTTAAATTAGGACATATAATTAAATTCGACAAACTTTTAGAAATTGAATCCGAAAATTACTACAAAGAATCAAATGAGAATAAACACAATAAATTTTCAAAAATCTCATCAAAATCTCTGGAGTTGGTATATGATTATATTGAATTTATGGAAGATGAATATACTATTTCTATAGAGTCCAAAACAGGTGAAATATCTTTGTGTTATGGTTCAAAAGATTATAGTGCTAGTTTCTATTTTACTTCTAATAGTGAGATTGTATTTACATATTATGACGGTGATAATAAAATATCTTCAAAATTTAGATTCAAAAACCCTAAAGATATTAATAGAATATTTAAATTATATAGAGGATTTTTAAGCTAATATTAAGAAAGTTAAGCTATAATTAGGAACAAACAAACAAAAAAGGATTTAATATGGCAAGATATATAATTTTAGAAGAGGTTTCATTACCTACAACAGACCAAGAGAATAACCCTATTGATTATAGAGAAAGATGTTCTCATTGCGACAGAGACCTAATTCACTATGTTGTACTCAAAGATAATCAAAAAAATACAGAAAGAGTACTTGGTAGAGCTTGTGTAGAGAAGTTTTGTGGTTCTTCTATAAAAGAGATTAAAGATAAGATTAAGGATGAAATCCAAGAAGAAGAGAGTATAGCTAGAGGTATTAGAATTAAAGCTAGAGAAAATGTAAATATCAAAACATTTGCTGAGGTCAACGAGGATATATTTACATATATTGAAGAGAATAAAGAATCTAATTCATTTATCCTCGCTTGTTATAAAATGATACAAGAAAAGGGTACTTTAACCAACACAATGTTATCTTGGGTTATGGTGGCTAAAAATAGTAGATACTCCAATAAAACGCCTATTAAAGTAAAAGATAAAACTGTAAATGTTTTTTTATATAAATTTAAAGCTAATGGTTTTGAAGGTTCTAATAGTCTATTTGCTATTGATGAAAATAATGAGATTATAGAGATATTTTTTAGTTCGTTAAATAAAGTTGGCTCACTACTTCAAGAAAAAGGTATATTGACTAAAGACTCTACTAAAATATCAGGGTACAAAGTCCAAGATAAATTAAGCTTTGAAAATCCTATACAATTAAATATAAGTGGTTCTTATGATGGCTATAAGTTGAAGAGAGTAAAGATTTCAAAATAATTATGTAAAGTTATATATTAACTTTCTTAGTATTATGCTATAATTAGGAGTAAATAAAAAGGAAATATTATGAAAATACAAACACCAATGACATTATTAAAAGATAGTTTTGATACACTAAATACTTTAATATGTAAGCCAATAGATTTAAATAAATCAAGTCCAAAAGGATACTATTCTTATGAGTCCAAAGGAGTTGAGAGTGATTTTGTTAGGATTTATAAATTAGATGATTTAAACTCTTTTGGGTTTATTTTTAATGGTTTAGACGGTAAATCAGGAACTATTTTAGTAAATTGGAAATATAGTGATAAGTATCTCCAAAGAATATTTAATTTTGAGGACTTTAAAATTAGACTAAAATCTTTTAATAAAACTTTAAAAATATTAAAATCATCAAAACTTATTAATAACACAAGCACAATAAAAGAAACTTTTATCTCTATGTTTGATATTCAAGAAGGAGTAAGAGAACTTAATGAGGTTGTTGATGAGGCTCTTATAGAAATTAATACAGAACTTAAAGGTATAAGAGATAAACTTTCGTCTTCTAAATTAACCCTTAGTGAGCAAAAAGAAGATTTGTCAATAGTAAAAGAAGAATATCAAATTATTAAGAAACATAATGAAACTCTTTTGGGTATTGATAAGTTAGAGGAAGAATTAAAGGAGAAGAAATTAATCCTTGAAGATAGGCTAAAACCTAAATTTGATGAATTAACAGCTTTGAATAAAATTATAACATTATTACCATATAATATACACAAACTTGAAAGTGAATTTAATAGTTTATCAAATGATATTATTAAAAAATATCCACGACATATCAGAAAAGCCATCCAAAGAAAATTAAAAGGATTATATAATAATAAAATTAAGTGATAGAGATATTGAGGGTAATAAATATTTGATAGGTGAACTAATAAAAAGATTTACATACGATAAATCAGTTATGAATGGAACTGTTGGATGTATATTAAATTTATTAGATGAAACTATAGAACTAAATATTGATAAGATTGAAAAGGAAATTAAAGAAATATTTTACGAATATTATGAGAATACTTTTCAAAATCAATATCGATTAAAGAATTATGATTTATATTTAAAGAGAGTGAATGAAATTGAATATACTCTAAATCTCACTAAATGGAGAGATAAATATTCTTTTATAGATTCAAGAGATAGAACTACTATAGGATATTATAATTTTGGTATAAAAGATAAATTACAGTCAATTGATAATTATATTGAAGATATAAAATTATCACAAGAGTATAAAGAGTATATAAATCCTCAAAGGAGGTAAAATGCAAGGAACTTGGTTAGAGAATACACCATTATATAGTAAATATGGTGATAAGAGACGAAAACAGACTAGAAAGCATTCACAAAAAGATAAGTTCAAACCTCTTATAAAGAAATTTCATTATAAAGATATGCTTGATAAGTTAGGAACTTATAAAGATACTATAGATAAATATAGCTATGTTGTTCAAGATGAGGTTATAAAACATTCACAAAAAGTTGAGGTATATAAGGTAAATATAAAAAGATATTATAAAATTCCTAATACAGTACCTTGGGAATATAATATATCATCTTCAATAAGATATGCTTATGAATTTGACAAATCTTGGTATGATTCATATACAAATCAAATTATTGATGATATAGGGGAGGTAAATATAATAAAGTTTGAATATTTTACATTTATTCATTTTAATCCACCTTTAATGACTCCTATAAAATACACTAAAAGTTCATATTTTGGTCATAAAAGTTCTATATGGTTTTATGATAAACCTATTGATAGTAATTGGCATAATAAATATGGTTTTTGGAGTACAAGAAGAAGAAAGTTCTATCAAAATTTAGCCAATAGAAGAGATAGAAGATTATCTAAGAATTATTGTATTAGAGGTGATTGGGATAAAGTTGTAAAATCTCATAGTTCTTCAAGGAGTATTAACCGGGATGTTTGGTAAAAATTTAAGCTAGGTTTAAGAAATTTTAGGTATAATTAAGGGATAAATAAAAAAGGATAAAAAAATGAAAGATTTAGAATTATTAGATAATTTAGATTATAGCACTTTAAGTATAGACAAAGATATTGAGGTTTATAAAAATCTTGTATCTTTGTCTGATAGTAATCTAAAACCAGAAGTTGAGTTATGGAGAAAGCATGTAATGTACTCTAAGATTATTAGAGCATTAGAATATAATTCTAAACAAATAGAATATGAACTATGGAATACACATAATGATATTTATGCAGGAAGTGAGGGTTTAACTAAAGCTTTAGAGAGTTTGAAAGCTTTGGTTGAATAAGGGTGATTATAGTGATAGTTATATATCTAAATATTTTCATAATTTTAATATCAATATATTAGAAGATAGATATTTTAAATAATAAATGGCAATATCTGTACCTGATTTAGAGGATACTTTGGTATATTTGAATATATTTCCTAAAGGGTATTTTTATATGAAAGAGGACGACCTCATTATTGATGACCATTTAGATAGAACTAGCTTAGTTTCTCTGGACTCCTCAAATGATAGATACTTAAAATTTTATGTTATGGATTCTAGTACTGATGGATGGATTTACTATTTATGGAATCATTATGGTGAGTTTGACTATTGGCTAGAAAATGGTGATAATATAGAAATAGAGGGTAATATAACCTACACTACTTAAAAATAAAGGAAAATTAGATGAAATCAATGGAATTAACCACAAGTCAAATGAAAGCTTTAGATAATGGAGCAAATATCTTAATTTTTCATATACCAATAGATATAAGAGAAAAGTCCATTTGTCAAGATTATATGGATAAAGTTATTGAGTTATATTTACCTGCTTAAAAAGGAGATAATGTTTGGATTAAAGAAGAGTATACTATTCTAATTAACAGAATAAATATACCAAATGAAATTCGATATAAATCAAAACACTACAATTCAAGAGTAATATATAATAAATCTAGTGATATGAGTAAAGAACAAAGTAGATGCAGTTTTGATATTTCTAATATTAGGGTTACTAAAATACAAGATGTTCCATTTTTTGATATACCTAAAATAACAGCTAGAGAAGAACTTCTATATAGTTTTTATGACACTCAAATGTATGAACAAAATCTTGATATGAGGTTTGAAGATAATCACTATGTATTTTTGGTTGATATTGAGAACATTAATATAAAATAACCATCTACGGTTGAAACTATAATAAAAACTTATAAAAAGTAAAATTTGTAAATAAAAACTCTTATAATAAAGAAAAAGAATAATAAATTTTAAAAACTATAAATTATTATATTCAATCGTAGATACTTATTTCAAAAAATAAAAAAGGAAAACAAATGGACAAATTAGATTTAAATGAATTAGAATTTGATATTTCTGGCGTAAATCTAAATAGAAATATTAGGATAAATAATATAGATTATAGCAAAAGAGACTCGTATACTATAGCTATGAAGTTATTATTGGCATCAAAAGATATATTAGATTATTTGGAAAGAGATATAGATGATGGTTTAAGATATACTCAAAGATAATTATTAAAAACATATAACTAGAACAAAACTCATACCCTATATTAAATTCCTTTTATAAATAACTATAAAAGGAATTTAAAATGGCAATATTTGTACCAAACACGGAGACACTTTTAGGAGTTGTTAATGATATATTAGTTAAGGAGTCAATAGCCTATAGAGTTGGTGACATTCAACCTCTTATTAATGGTTCTATTGGAGTGGTATTTGGAAGTCAAAGAGACCATATTCTTGATAAACTTGAAGTATTTAGAGAAACTGCTATACCAGAAGTAACTACTATTAGAAGTGCTTTGACACAAGAAGTTTATGAAACTTTATGTGACCTCTATAAAGAAGATGCTTATGAACATATAGCTAGATATATGGTAGATGATTTGATTTATAAGATAGATGAAAGATTTATAACGATGCTTAGAGATAGAGCTAAACAGCTTACACCCCTTAGTTTTCCTGTACAAGATTATAAAAATAGACTTAGTTCAATTTCGGAAGTTATTATGCTTAGTGTTAATAAATCCCTAAGTGACTTTGCATTAAGTGATAATAGGTCTCCTAGAGGTTTTGCTATAGTTTCTAGTGATATAGCCTCTATTTTATCGGTTACTACAACAATGGGTGAAAATGATTATGAAAATAGTTCATCGGATTCGTCACCATCTTTTATAGGAACATTTGCTGGATGTGATTATTATGTTGATTATACTCACGATAATAGTGTAGGTGATAATATAATACTAGGAACAAAGAGTTCAAATAAAACTAAAGGTTCTGCTATTATATCGCCCTTTAAAAGTAATTGGGATGAAACTAATGACGCAGAAACTGGAGATGTTGTATATTTTTTACATGATAGAACAGGAATGACAATAAATCCTGTGGATAATAAGTATTGGAATGATGGAGCAGGTGAAAGCCAATACATAGGAAAAATATCAGTTGATTTAGATAATATTTTGAAATATTTGTTGTTTAAAGAAGCTTAGAATAAATTTATAAAGGAATAAAAATGAAATATATGGGAAGCAAGAGTAGGATAGCTAAATATCTTATTCCTATAATTACAAAAGATTTAAAAGAAGACCAATACTATGTTGAGCCTTTTGTAGGTGGATGTAATATGATTGATAAAATTGACCATCCTCTTAGAATAGGTGCTGATTTTAATGAATATTTAATAGCTATGTGGAAAGAATTGCAAAATGGTTGGATTCCTCCTGAGTTTATTGAGAGAGATTTTTATTCAAAATGTAGAGATAAATATAATCAAGGTGTGTATAAAAATGAAGAAAAACATATTATTGGATATGTTGGCTTCAATGGTTCTTACGGTGGTAGATTTTTTGATGGAGGTTATGCAGGTAAATCAATGACCAAAAGTAATAAAGAAAGAAATTATCCTTTAGAATCATATAATAATATAACTAAACAATTACATAAGATAAGAGATATTAAGTTCTTATATAGTAGTTATAATACATTAAATATACCCTCTAATTCTATTATCTATTGTGATATTCCTTATAAAAATTCAAAGGAGTATAAGAGTTCTAAAGGTTTTAATCACGAGGATTTCTACAATTGGGCAAGAGAAATGGTAAAGCAAGGTCATAAAGTTTTTATTAGTGAGTATTATATGCCTGATGATTTTGTATGTATATGGGAAAAGGAAGTTAGTTCTAGTTTATCTGCAAACGGTAAGCAAGGTGGTAATAAAAAATCAACTGAAAAACTCTTTATCCATAAATCACAATATAAAGAACCAAACGAAATAAACCTAAACGAATTTTAAAAAAGGAATAAAAAATGATAGACACTGCTACAATGATGGCAACAATACCATTCTTTAAACTTATTGACACCAAAGCCGATAAGTTTTTTGATGATATTAAAACCTCACAAAAAGAACCAAAAACTCTTCAAGATTTAACAATAATTAATGATGATTTAATGAAATTAATCAGAGAGATTGTTGATGATTTAAATAAAGAAGAGAAAATTCAACAACAAGCCAAAACTATAGTTCAATCAAGATTTATTTTGGATATTTTCAAAGAGGTTTCTGATAAATATAATCTAAATTTTGAATCTATTTTTGATTATCTTGAACCTGATGCTAGAAAACTATTCAAAAAAGCTTCACAAAATATTATACATTGAAAGGAAATAGGTGTTCAAAGATTATATACTAACGGACGAAATAACTCAAAAAGGTTCTATAGAACCTGCAAATATATCCATTATGATTAAAAATATGACAGAATTTTCAGATTATCAAAAGTATGGACATACTGTGCTATTACATAAACAAGCTTATATGATTCCAAGCTATATCAAAGAGATTATAGAAAGAAATACATTTACTAATTTAGAAAATCTTATGCCTATTGAGTATCTAATGGATATTGTGGGAAATAGTTATAATTATATAGAAAATAAGTTTAGTATTGTTAAAATCCCTAGGGTTAAAAAAAGATTTATTAAAATAATAGATAAGGAGTTGAATGATGTAATGTTTAATGAGAGATTAGTTAAAACAACTGTGAAAGCTAAGGAAATGATGGAATTAATAGATAATGAACTTATAGAAGATTATATGCAAATTTCTGAATCAAAATATTTGGTTTGGTATTAAAATAAAAGGAGAATAAAAGATGGAAAGAAGAGAAGCTTTAAAGGGTATAGGAGTATTGAGTACATTACTAATAGCACCTACTATGGTATTTGGAGATGAGGTAGATGAGTTTGTATATTTGCATTATAAACCAGTTAATGATGACGGTGGAGTACTTATATATAGTAATGAAACTTATAATAAGTTGCTAGATAAATGTGGTGATGATAATGCTATAGATGGTTATATTAGACTTTTAGGAGATAAATCAGAATTTAGATACTCATTTTTGACAAAAGATGAGTTTAATAGCTTAGATAAAAGGAATTGTAATTTAACTTATGCCAATTTTTGTTCCAAGGGTTATAAATTTCTATCTATAAAAGAGATAAAAAATAAATCAAAATACATTAGTAAAAAGCTAATATTTTAAATAAAATTTCTATAAAATACAATATGAATTTAAAGAATTCAAAAACTAAAACAAATTAAAAGGTACTATATGAACACAAACACACTAGATACACTAGACTTCGGCGATGACTTAAACTTCGATGTAATTGAGACAAAATTAGGAGTTACACAACAAGAAAAAAAGAATTATGTAGATGAAAGATTTTGGAAACTTTCAATGAATGAAAATAAAGTGGGTAATGCTATTATCCAACTACTTCCGACAATGGAAATTGATGAGAATGGTAAGTTTGAAGTTTCTACAAATGCTTCTATTCTAACCTATGAAAATTGGAATGCTTATGATGATGTTACTAAGAAAAAAAGACCTTTTACTTGTACATCACCATCTACAATTGGATTACCTTGCCCTGTTAATGACCTTAGAAATGCTATTTACGCACAAGATACTACAGAATCACAAGACGAAGCTAAGTTATGGTGGCCTAAGACTACATACATTACAAATATTAAAGTAATTAAAGACCCTGCTAATCCTCAGAATGAAGGTAAAATCTTCTTATGGAAGCATAAAAAAGAAATTGCTGATATTATCAATGAAGCTACTAATCCTGACCAATCTTTAATTGATATGGGTGAATTACCTAAAAAGATGTACAATCCTTTAAGAGGTGATACAGCAGAAGACCAAGGTGTAAATGGTATTAATTATAGTTATTATATTAGATTGAATCTTTCGGGTTCACCTATTCCTAGTTATAAAAATACTAAAATAGAAAGAGCTAAATCTTCTTATAAATCATCCGATGAGGTTAAACATGAACTTCAAAATAATTGTTATTCACTAAAAGAGTTTCTACTTCCTGAAAATATTGAGTCTTATGAAGAAATTCAAAAAAGACTTACTTGGATGTTAGCTAAATATAAATCTAAAACAATGTCAGAAAGTACATTTAATGCTGTTGTTGATGAATTATTTGGAGTTAATAAGGTAGCTAAAGTAGAGACTCCCGCTGTACAAGCTGAACAAATTAATCCTAGTCCTATTGAAGATGTTAGTACTCCTTTTGAAGAACCTACACCTAAGGCACAAGTTGAAGAAAAACCAGCTGACGATATGGATTTAGGTTTTTTAGATGATATTTAGAAACCCTAATTTAAGGAGCTAAAATCCCACAAATGATAACTATATTATGAGTATGAACAAAAATAAAATAAAGTCTCTTTTGAGGCTTTATCCAAATCTTTCTAAAAGTTATTAAAGATATTTTTCAGAAAGATTTCAAAAGCCAAAAGGAAATAAATGAATAAAATTAAACTACCTAGACACAAAGCAAGTCTACAAATCACTCATAATCAACATAAAGACTTTTATGAAGATATTGAAGAATATATATCTAATTTAGCCCTATTGGATGATGACCTTATGGATGATTATGGAGATATATTACAAAAATGTATAGATAATGATTCTATATGGGAAATGACTTGGTATCCTGATACACCTATAGGAAGTTACAAAACATTTAGTGATACTTTTGAGGGTTTATTTACTGAGGATATAGAATATGAATAAAATAACAATCATAGACTTCTCTCACCTTTGTATGAGAATGCTTCATATATCTGTATTAGAAACTACCCCAAAAGTTAAAGATGGATTATTTATAACAAAAGAATATGAATCATATCTTAAACACCTCATCTTTAACTCAATCTCAATTATTAAAAGTAAATTAGAGGGTGAAATTGTTATAGCTATGGATTCAAAAGGAAATTGGCGTAAAGATATTTATCCTGATTATAAAGGTCAAAGAAAAAAAGTAAAAGACGATTCTAAAATTAATTTCAAAGATTTTTATGGAATTGTTAATGATATTTTGGAAGTTATGATTGAATCTTTTCCTTTTAAAGTTCTTAAAGTAGATAAAGCAGAGGCTGATGATATAGCAGGTGTAATAGCTCAAAGATTTGGAGATGAAATTGATATAACTCTTGTGACATCTGATAAAGATTGGTTTCAAGTTATGGTAGAGAATCCAAAAGTAAAAGTTTACGACCCAATGAAAAGAGAATTTAAAAAATTAGATGAATTTGATTGTAAAATTTTAAATACTAAATGGGGAGATATTTCAAGATTCACTCTTAGACACGCATTAAAAGGTGATACAGGAGATAATATCAAAAAAATCAATAAAGATACTGTATTTAGTCCTAAATTTTTAGGTTATCTTAAGGAAAATGATTGTAAAATCAAAGAAGTAAAGGACTTTAATAATTTTGAAAATAGAGGAATGTTATTAGAGAATTTTAATACCTTTAAAAAAGTAACAAGTGGTAAACTTAAAGGTAAAGATTCTGATATAAAAGATGTCTATAAAGATGTTAGATTAATGGGAGTTGAAAAGATTATAGAGGATGAAAATTCTTTAGAAACTTATATTAATTCTCACGAACTATATGAAGGGAGATTAGAATTAAATCTAAATCTAGTTGATTTTAATAGAATTCCTCAATATTTAAAAGATAATATTGTAAAAGATTTTAAAGAAACTAAAGTAACATATAATCCTGAAAAGATAAAGGAATATTTTATAGATGAAGGATTAGCTGATTTGGCAAGAAAAGCTAATAGTTTTTTTGATTCAAGATTTGAAATTGAGTATACAACTTATGATGATTTTGAGTTCTAGTTTTTGGTTCTAGTTAGGAGTATCTACGATTGAATATAATAATATAAATTTTTTAATTCTTTTTCTTTATTATAAGGATTTTTATTTACAAATTTTACTTTTTATAAGTTTTTATTATATTTTAATTAGTAGATGGTTTTATGTTATATTAAGTTTAAAAGAGTATAATATTATTAAAAGGAAATAAATGAAAGATAAAGGAATATTTTATGACTGTAATATACCTCCTGATAGAGATGGCTATAATCTTATTGAATTAAGTGAAGACATTTACAAATATGAAAAGATTGTAAATATTACAAGAGTTGAGATTATTGGTGAAAAAGGAAGAGAGTTTTCAAAGTGGTTAAATAATTCACATTATGAGATAATGGTTCAAGATGATGGTAGAACTATTAAATTAATTGAGAAAACTAATTGATTTTTATTATATAATTTTATGTTAGATTAAGTTTAGAAGGGTATAATGTTATTGAAAGGTATAAGATGAAATATTTTAATGATTGAAGATATAGATAAAAGATACTTTCTACAAGTATCACCAACACAAGATATAGGTTATATTAAACCAACAGATATTTCTAAATCTTGTGATATTTGTGGAGAGGGTAAATCTTATGGTAGAGAATATAGACTACATCTTTATATGAAATCTTCATACGAAATACCTGCTGTTAAATGTTTTAATTGTGGATACTCTTCTAATCTTTATGGATACCTTAAAGAAAATCATTCAAGTGAATTTATGAATTATATGAAAGAGAAAAGAGATGAGACTTTTAATGACCTAACAACTATTAAAGATTCATATAATGATTTAGAAATTTCAAAAGAAACTAAAGAAATTATAGAAATCCCTATAATCAAACAAAACACCCTATTAGAACCTTTTAATCTTATAGACCCTATACCTAACCTTAGTAAACTAAATGAAGCCTCTATAAGCTATTTAAAAGGTAGAGGATTAGAACCTAAAGATGATTGGTTATATGCAGAAAAAGGCACTAAATTTATGTTTAATGATGTAGAAATATATCTAAATGATTATATAATAGTTCCTTTAACATATAAAAATAAATGGTATGGTTTTCAAGCTATTGGGTATATTGAGAAAAGATTTTTTGTATATTTATTAGATGGAAATGATGGTTATAAAGTTTGGAATTGGTTTAATATAAATCCAAATGAACCCGTATACATTTTTGAAAGTATTTACGATGCTATGAGTTCAGGATTAGATAATGTTATAGCACAATTAGGAAGTTCTTTAGGAGAGGATAGACTAAAGGAACTTAAAGAACCTATATTTGTTTTAGATAATCATAATATAGATGAAACAGCTAATAGAGAAACTTTGAATTACATAAAAGCCGGTTATAAAGTTTTTATATGGAGTACAAAGATACCTCTAAAATTTAAGGATACAAATGATTTATTAAAAGCAGGGGTAAATATGGATAAAATAAAGAAGTTGATTCTTGGTAATATTTTTCAGGGATTTGAGGCTGAGGTTAGGTTGGGTTTATGAGTAATACATTTTTTAGATATTCAGGAACTAAGTTAAAATATACTAAACAAATAAATAGATATATTAATCAAAGTTCTAGTAATATTTATGTTGAGCCTTTTGTTGGTTCTGGTGCTGTTTTATTTAATCTTGAAAAAGAATTTAATGAGTATATTGTAAATGATATTGATAGAAACATTACAAGAATTTATAAAACATTTAAGGAAATTAATTATAATGATTATTTAAAAGAGATTGAATTTATAGAGTCTAAATTTGGTTCTATAAAGGACTCAAAAGAGAGTTATTATAATTTTAGAAATTGGTTTAATGATGAATTTTGGAACACCAATACAACCAAAGAGGGTATATATTTACATTTTTTGGCTAACTCGTGTATCAATTCTTTTCTAAGATTTAGTAAAAATGGTATGAATCAAAGTTATGGTAAAAGATTTTATAAATTAGATTTAGAATCTTTTGATAAAATTAAGAGTGTTCTAGGTAAAACTAAAATATTTAATTTGAATTATAGAGATATATTTAAGAAATATCCAAATGCTTTATATTTTCTTGACCCTCCATACTTTAGTCAAAAATCATCATATTCGGGGTTTATATCCAATGATTTAATTGAGTTTTTGAAGTTAATAGAAGATAAAGAATATATTTATACTGATATTCTAAATGAGTTTAATAATTCTTTAGAAAATAGAGAATTAATTAGAGAGATGGTATCTACATCACCAAATAGAAAGATAGAAAAGAATGGAAATATAGAATATATTTTTAGTTCAATTATATTGGATGATGGGGATATTTTAGATGAATTTTAAAGGAGAGAAAATGAAAAATAACAAACCAACTTTTGTTGATATATTTGCAGGTGCAGGTGGATTATCATGTGGATTAGAGATGGCTGAATTTAAAGGTATATGTGCCTTAGAAATTAATGAATACGCTTGTGAAACATATAGTTCAAATTTTACTCACCCTATTATATGTGGAGATGTAACAAAACAATCAATAAAGGATGAACTATATACTAATATAGAAAATTATTTTGGTTGTAATGATATTCAAGGTAAAGTTGATTTAATATCAGGGGGATTTCCATGTCAGGGGTTCAGTATGTCAGGTAAAAGAGTTATAGAAGACCCTAGAAATTCACTATATAAAGAGCTTAAGGATATTGTAAATCACATTAAACCTAAATTTATCCTTATGGAAAATGTTGTTGGGTTGAGGTCAATGTTAGGTGGGAAAGTAGAGGAGAAGATATTAGATGATTTTAGAGAAATTGGTTATAATATTGAAGTTAAAACACTAAATTCAGCTGATTATGGTGTCCCTCAAACAAGAAAAAGAGTGATATTTATAGGTAATAGAATAGGTGATGATATTATATATCCTAGAGCTTTATATTCAAAAGATGAATATAAAACGGTTAGAGACTCTATTGAAGATTTAATGGATAAAGATGAAACTTTTTGTGAAAATCATATCAAAACTAAACACAAACCTCAAATGATAGAAAGATTAAAAGCTATTGAACCCGGTAAAAGTTTGTATAAAAATTATTCTGACGCTTGGAAGAAGATTGAATGGGATAAACCGTCTTGTACAATTAAAGAAAACCATGGTGGAGTTAATGTTCACCCTGAATTAGGTCGTGTTATTACTCCTAGAGAAATGGCTAGACTTCAATCCTTTCCTGATGAATTTAAATTTAAAGGTGCTAAAAAGTGGCAACTTATACAACTTGGAAATGCAGTTCCTCCTTTAATGGCAAAAGCTATAGGGGAAGAAATTATAAAGAGTTTAGACTATGATTCAACTTTATAATGGCGATTGTTTGGAAGTTATGGATAAACTTATAGAGGATGGTATAAAGGTTGATTCTATAATTTGTGACCCTCCTTATGGAACTACAAATTGTTCTTGGGATTCTATTATACCCTTTGAAGAGATGTGGAGTAGATTAAATAAGTTGATTAAACCAAATGGTGCTATTGTTTTATTTGGTTCAGAGCCTTTTAGTTCTGCTTTAAGGATGTCCAATCTAAAGATTTATAAGTATGATTGGAAGTGGAGAAAATCTAAAGCTAATGGTTTTTTAAATGTTAAGAAAATGCCATTGAAAGATTTAGAGGATATATGTGTATTTTATAATAAATTACCTCTTTATCACCCACAAGGAGTTATTAGGGTAAATAAGATTATAACCAATAATAAAGGTAAAAAAGATAACTCTAAACATTCAAGTGGACATAATGGTGGTTCTATGAAATCAGACAAATACATTCAAAAGTATAAAAACTATCCAAAACAAGTACTAGATTTTAAAATAGAACCTAAACCTCTACACAATACTCAAAAACCAATACCCTTAATGGAATACCTAATAAAAACATATACTAATCAAGATGAGTTAGTTTTAGATTTTACCATGGGTTCAGGAACAACTGGTGTAGCTTGTAAACAATTAAATAGAAAATTTATAGGGATTGAGTTGGATAAAGATTATTTTGATATAGCTCAAAATAGAATAAACGAAAGTATTTTAGGTTCTAGTTTAGAAATAAAAGAAGATAATTTAGACGAATTCTAAATTATAAATAAAACAAAAGGAATAAATTGCTATTCAAAGAAAACAAACTAAACAATATACTATCCCTATTTGACGGATTATCTTGTGGACAACTTGCTATAAATCATTTAGGAATTGAATATAATAATTACTATGCTTCAGAAGTTGATAAATATGCTATGGCTGTTACAAATTATCGTTATCCAAATACAATACACTTAGGTGATATAAAAAATATTATTCCTAAAGAACTTCCTGAAATTGATTTATTGATAGGTGGAAGTCCTTGTTTTGTAGCTGGAACTAAGGTTATATGTAAGAATAAAATTAAGAATATTGAAGATATAGAAATTGGTGATGAGGTTCTTACTCATAAAAATAGATACAGAAAAGTTTTAGCTATAGGTGGTGATGGTATAAAAGAAATACACTCTCTTAAAGCTCATGGGATAGAAGATATTAAATGTACAGATAATCATCCATTTTTTGTAAGAGAATTTAATAAAGATAGTAGTTTTTCAGAACCAAAAAAGGTTCAATTAAAAGACTTAAAAGAAAATATCCATTATCTAAAATTAGCAAATCCAAATAATACCTTAGAAATTCCTTTGAATTTAACTAAAAATGATTATACTATTATAGACGACGAAATATGGCTACCTATAAGACAAATAAAACCTTTAGATTATTCTGAAAAAATCTATAATATAGAGGTAGAAGAAGACCATACATATACAGCCAATAATGTAGTCACTTTTAATTGTCAATCATTCAGTTTCGCAGGTAAAAGAAACGGTATGACAACTAAAGAAGCCTTAGAAATCCTCTCATTAGAACACTACCTAGAACTAAAAGAACAAAACTTTGAATTTGAGGGTCAATCATATTTATTTTGGGAATATATGAGAATACTCAAAGCCACTAAACCTAAATTCTTTCTATTAGAGAATGTAAAGATGACTCAAAAATGGCAAAAGGTTCTAACTGATGCTATTGGTGTTGAACCTATTCTTATTAATTCTGCTCTTGTTACGGCTCAAAATAGACAAAGATTATATTGGGTAGGTGAAAGACAAGAGGATGGAAAATATAAAGTTGTACCTATTGAACAACCAAAAGATAAAGGTATTATTCTTAGAGATATTTTAGATTATTCAATTGAAGATTTTTATCCAAAAGATAAAGAAATTACAAAAATAGATAATCATACCTCAAATGTAGGTATTAAATGTGTAGCAGGATTTAAAGGTACAAAAAAATGGTTAGAGGATGGTAAAAATCTTCAAAGAAATTTTAGTCAAGGTGAGAGGATTTATTCAGAAGATGGTAAAAGTATTACTCTAAGTTCTAATTCAGGTGGTACAGCAGGTAAAGGTTCAATGATTGTAGAGATTAAAGGAAATTGGAAACCTATATTTAAAAAGAATTATTGTCAATGGGATTTAAATGGTAAAGGTAATGATTCACAAGACCAAAGAGCTTATTATATGGATGGAAAACACGGTACTATACCATCAAGCTCAACTTCATCTAAATGTAAAGTTCTTATTGACGATATTCCAAAAGATATTAAAACTGGTGAATGTAAACTAAAAGAATATAATGAAAATTCGATATGCCATCATATAGCTGATGCAACTGATATTAAAGGTTTTGAATCAGTTAAGAGAGTATATTCCGAAACTGGTAAGTCACCTACTTTAACTTGTAATGGTGGAGGTAATAGAGAGGTTAAGGTTCTTATTGATGATACAATTCCATCTTTAGAAAATTGGTTAGGAACAAAAGAAGAATATTATGAATTATATCCTAAAATTCTTTGTGGAGCTTCAAGAGGTCGATATGTTGAGGGTGATAAAGGTGAAACTGAACAAATGCTTGAAATTAGACAAGATGAAAAGACTAATTGTATAACAACAGTCCAAAAGGATAATTATGTTACTTATGGTTTAGATAAAGGTGATAGAGTGCCATTGAAAGATATTAAAAATGAGTCCTGTACTAAAAATAATAAAGCCTATTGTTTAACTGCTAGATATGATGGGGCTGTTGCTTGGAACTCGTGCCAAAGAAAACAAAGAACTATGATACCTATTGAGGAAACTGATGAGATAAGCCCTAATGTATATAATGGAGTTCGTTATAGAAAATTAACACCACTAGAAACAGAAAGATTACAAACGATGCCGGATGATTATTCTTTAGTACCTTATGGAGATAGAATGATGAGTAATTCACAAAGATTCAAAATGATAGGAAATTCCTTCAGCAGAGATGTTATTAGTCATATTATTAGTTTTATGTTTGAGAAAAAGAAACCTAAAAGTTTAATTGAAGAGATTGATTTGGACGAGTTTTAAGTAAACTTTAGATATAATAAAGGATAAAAGTTTATAAATACCTCTAACTATAGAGGTATAGTATTTTAAAGGTCTTTAGAAGCCATGTTTGTAAATTCATCTGCTGGTTTGGACTTCATTTGTCCATTCCAGAATTTTATGAAGAGCTTTAAGATACTATTTTAAGATGAATTTACAAACAAAAATTCTAAATCTTTTCATCTACTCTTTAGAAATAAAAATTTGGAGAAAATAGATGAAGGATATTGATGTAAAAATCAAAGAGGATAGACCAAAGATACAAGATTGTTATAGTTTAAGTGTTGGTGTGAACCCATTTAAAAGAAAATGTGGGATTATTAGATTTGAAACATTTAAGGAACTCATAGATAAATTAGAAGGAGCTAAAAAACCAATACCTGCTAGTAAATCAAATAAGTTTATGAATAATTGGATTTCAGGTGATTTAGTAAAACCAAAAAATAATTATATGTATTTCAAACAAGATAATTTTATAGTCAATGGTAGATTAGTAATACTTGATATTGATGATGGATTAAGTATAGAACAAGCTATATCAATATTATCTATTGAAAAACTTAATTACTATCTATATAATTCAACCAATAATGGTAAATTTGGTAAAGAAAAATACAGAATCATTATACCATTAAATGAATCTATAACAGATTTCAAAAGACTGACTACTTTATATAAGTCAATGAATGAGATGTTTAATGGAAAATTAGATAAATCTTGTCTTCATGTATGTAGAATTTATTATAAACCTGAAAATTGGACGCCTCATATTGATAATAAAACTCCCATAACTGTTTCTCTTTGGAATATTGATAAAAATGATTTAGATGTGGACGCAACAATAGAAAGATTTAAAGATATGATTCCCATTGAAATCCCTAAAACTGCTATTAGGACAGGTGAAACACTTAACCCTTTGAATAAATTTCAATTGGCAAAGAATGGAGTTCAAATATCAGAAGATTCAAGAGATTCACTATCAAACATATTAGTTAATTCATTTGATTATATGTATTCTAAAAGTAGAAGAAATAAGCTAGTAAGATTGGCTGTTAATTTACTCCATGCTGGTAACAGTTTAGATGGAGTTGTTTACTATATGAATAAATCTAATTATTTTGAAAAACACACAGATAGACATCCTAAACAATTTTTAGATATTGCATTTGATATATTTCAAAATGAGGGTTCGTCCATTTGGCACACAGTTACAAAAAAATATAAAGAGGATATAGATATGAAAGTAAAATCACATAAAGAGATATTTAATAAGAGTATTCATTTAGAGGAGGGTAAAATTTCTAACTTGAAAGAATTTAAGGATAATGATATATTCCCAAATGGTCAAGTATCATTATTAAGTTCACCAACAAATTCAGGTAAAACATTCTTTGTATTAAATGATTATAAAGATAGATTACCAGAAAATGAATGTGTTGTTTTAATAGTTCCTTTTGTAAACCTTAGGGATGAGTTAGAAAATTATGGAGCTTACATATATAGAAGTCAAGAAACTTTTAATTATCAAGAAGCAAAGAAAGCCAAAGCTATTGTAGTAGTATATAATTCAGGTGTAGACGCTATTTTATCTATGTGTGGTTCAAATTGTCATGTATTTATTGATGAAGCTCATAACTTCTACAGTTCTTTTTCTTATAGATTCTTTGCGTTAAATGAATTGTTTCATTTTAATATAACCAATAAAGAAAACATTAAAAAAGTTGTTTTAATGAGTGGTACATATAATAGTTCTTATTATAAAAATGATTTTATTGATAATAAAATAGAGGTTACATCTAATAGAGAATCTAAGAATATTCAAATTATAGATACAAAAGATACATACGGTGTTCTTCTAAAAAATATAGAAAATTCAAAAGGTTCAAAACAAATTATATTTATCAACCACAAAATTAAAGGTTCTCTTATTAAAGACAAATTAAAAGAGATAAATATAAGTTCGATGCTGTATAATGCAGATACAAAAGAAAGTAAAGAAGTTCTATATTTAACTAAGAATAATAAAATACCTAATAATGTAGATATAGTTATAATGACTCAAAGTGGAGTAGAGGGTATATCTATTTTAGATGAAGTAAAGAATATACATATTTTAGGATTTTTAGGTACTGATGAAATAGAACAATTAAGTAATAGACCTAGAAGAAATTCGGCAGATGTATTTATGTATATAGATTTATTACCGAGCTATGATAGTTTAACAAAAGATATAAACTTAGAAACTAAAGAAGAAACAAGACTAGAAGAGATGACTGATTATATGCTTTATGGTATAAATAATAATCAAATTCCTCATTCAAAAGAGGATGAAAGAAGAAATGTACATATTACAAGAGATTTAAGTAATGGTATCTTTTATAAAACACCCTTATTAATGGCTTCTTATAAGTACCAAGATGATTTAAATATAGAAAAGGGTAACTTAAATATAATGTATTTTGGAGAGCTTTTAAAGGTTAAATATAGATTTAATGTATCTTTTATAAGAGAAACTTCAAAGGCGTCTAAATCTTTAAATTTTACAAGAGAAGAAAAGATTAAGTATGATTTAAACAGATTTAATAAAGAGGAGTCAAAAGATATAGAATTAGTTAAAAGATTAATAAAACAAGGTAAATTAACAAATGAGGATGTTTATAAAACAATAGATATATGTCCAACTAATAAAGACCCTTTTAAAATGATATTAGATACACATTTATATAAGAACAATAAAATAGAAAATGATTTTATTAAAAGTAAATATGTAATTGGAGAACTTTATACTAATGAACAAATTAAAATTAAATTTAAGGAGTATGTAGATTATAAAAATGAGTATAATATAGAATCAAGAAAAGAGAAATTTAGTATAAATAACTATAAGAGATTGGTTAAATACTTGTTTAAAACAGAAATTAAAAGAGTATGGAACAAAGATAGAACTAAACTTAATACTCTTTTATATATAGAAAATATTATATAGTTACATTTTTTGTTACATTATATCTTATCTATAGGAATAAAGTTTTAAAAAAGTAACAAAAAAAATATATAAATTCATCTAGGTAAGGTTCTTTAGAACTTTGCCCCATTTCAATCAAATATAAATAAACAAAAAGGAACTAAAAATGAGACTAAAAAGAAAAGAAATAGTTAAATCAATCGCAACAGAAGAACTAGACTTAATTATCAAAAAATCCCAATTATCAAGAGCAATTCACCTCAAAGAAAAATATAAAATAAACGACAGATTTATTGTGAGTATAATCCATTTAGAGGAAAAACTAGATAAACTTTATGAGCTAGAATGGGAAGATGATTATTTAACTGGTTGGATACAAGAATTAGAAACAGGTATTGAATTTACTAAACAAAATATGATGGTAGAGGGTGTAGTATTATATGATGGTAGGTTTGATGATTGGAAATGGGAAGTAGAGGATTAATGATTGATTTATATAATGGTGATTGTTTGGAAATTATGGATAAATTAATTGAAAAGAATATTAAGGTTGATTCTATAATTACAGATATTCCTTATGGAACTACAAATTGCTCTTGGGATTCAATTATTCCTTTTGATGAGATGTGGTTAAGATTAAATAAATTGATTAAACCTAATGGAGCTATTGTATTGTTTGGAAGTGAGCCTTTTAGTTCTGCTTTAAGAATGAGTAATATTGATGATTATAAATATGATTGGAAATGGAATAAAAAACAAGGTGGTAATCCATTAAACTCAAAAATACAACCTTTAAAAATACATGAAGATATAATGATTTTTAATAAACACAATTATAATCCAATTATGAGAGTTGGCAAAATGAGAACAAAGGGAGGTGTAAATAAACAACCTCTTCAAGTAGGTGATATAGATGTAACATATCCTTCATATAAAAATAATCTATACTTTCCAACTTCAATATTAGAAATCACAAATGCTGATAGAACTAATAGAGTACATCCAACACAAAAGCCAATTAAATTAATGGAATATTTAATCAAAACCTATACAAATGAAAATGAAACTATCCTAGATTTTACTATGGGAAGTGGTTCAACTTTGGTAGCTTGTAAAAATTTAAATAGAAAAGGTATAGGAATTGAGTTAGATAAAGGTTATTTTAAAATAGCTCAAAAGAGAGTTAATGAAGCTATAAAAGGCTCTAGTTTAGAAATATTAGAAGATATTAACTTAGACGAGTTCTAATTTATAAATAATCAAAAAGGAACTAAAAATGAATCAACCAATAACCGAAAATATCAAATATACAGCCCTACAATTACTCAGAGAAACACAAGCAGAATTAACAAGGATAAATTTTTTAGAAGTTATATCATTAATGAGTCCAAATAACCCAAATATAAAAGAAATATATAGTTATGAGGAAAGTCTAAATGATATTACAAATAAGATAGGAGAGTTTATCCAAAAAAATAAAAATAAGGTTGATTTTGAAGTTCAGGAAGAACCTAATGAAAATGAGGATGAAGTTCCTAAAGAAGAGATAGAAGATAATTCAAAGAATACTAAAGAAGAGATTCCGAAAGATTCTAATGATGATAAAAAACCTAAAGATAAACCTAATGAAAAAATTGAAGAGAATGTTTATGTTGTTGATAGTTCTGTTTCGGGTTTATAGATTAAATAAAAAAAGGAAATAAATGATTAAATCAAAATTAGGAATACCTTATATGGGTTCTAAAAGAAGTCTAGCTAAACCAATATTAGATTTTATAATAGAACAAAATCCAAATGCTAAGTATTTCTATGACCTTTTTGGAGGTGGTGGTTCTATGAGTTTTGAAGCTCTTCAAAGAAAACAGTTCAAAGAAGTATATTATAATGAATTAAATACATCTATAGTTAGTCTACTTAATAAAATAAAAGAAGATGGTGTAACAGATGAGTTTTATGAGTGGGTTAGTAGAGAGGATTTTAAAGAATATAAGAATGATAGTGATTGGAAATCGGGACTTATTCAAACTTGTTGGAGTTTTGGTTCTAATCAAAAAGGTTATCTATATGGTATTCCTAAAGAAAATAATAAAAGATTGATGCACAATATAATTGTTAATAGATGTATTAAATCATTAAATATTATAAATGGTAAATATAATTTAAGTATAGAATTAGGCTCAATGGATGAAAGTATTAATAATAGAAGGTTAAGAGTACAAAGTTCCATATTTGATATGTTAGATGATGATAATATAGAAGGTGTTGGGAGTTTTATGATTGTTAAAAATAGTACAAGAAATGTTAGTCAACACCTACAAAATATAGATAAATTGAAGAAAATAGAAAATCTATATAATTTAAAGAACCTAGAGATTTCAAATCAATCTGCTTTTGATGTAAAAATAAATACTCCAATAGAAGAAACTATAATTTACCTTGACCCTCCATATATAAAAACTGGACAATATAAAGAAAAATTAAATCATGATGAATTATACGAGTATATAGAAAATAGTCCATATAAAATCTACATGAGTTCTTACGAAAGCCATTTACCATCTGTATTTCAAATCAATCATAGAAGTACATTGTCAGCTAAGAATAACAACAAAAAAGTAGTTGAAAAGCTTTTTACTAACACTAAACCTATATTAAATAATTCATCATATAACTATTATTTAGATTGTGATATATTAGATGAATTCTAAAATATAAATAAACAAAAATGAAATAAATGAATTTTAAATGGAGTATTAAAGAATTAGATAATATACCTAGACAAGATATAAAGGTATTTAGCTGTTTCAGTGGAGGTGGAGGGAGTTCACTCGGATATAAATTAAATGGTTACAATGTTTTAGGTAATATAGAAATAGATAAAAAACAAAACAAAAACTATATAGCTAATCTAAACCCTAAATATAATTATAATATGGACATTAGAGATGTTGTTAAAATGGCTAAGAATAAAGAACTACCTAATGAATTATATGAGTTGGATATACTTGACGGAAGTCCACCTTGTTTTGATGGTGATACCCATGTTCTTACCGATAAGGGATATACTAAAATAAAAGATATATGTGTTGGTAACAATGTTATTACTCATACTAATACATATAAAAAGGTATTATCCACAATGAACAAAAAAGCTACCGACTATTATGAACTTAAAATTCAAGGTTCGGAGTTATTAAAGGTTACAAAAGAACATCCTTTTTATGTTAGAACAATGACAAGAAAATATAATAAAGAGTTTAAAAAGGATACAAGATTTTTTAGTGAGCCATATTGGAAGTCTGTGGAGGCTTTAACAATAACAAAAAATTCTTGCAATTCAATATTATCACAAGACTATGTTGGGGTAGCTATTAACCAAGAAAGTAGATTACCTGTTTGGGAAGGAGTCACCTATCTTCATCCAACACAAGGTAAAATGGTGAAACTAAAGAAACAAGATATTGATTTTACACAAAAAAGTTTTTGGTATTTAGTTGGTAGATATTTAGGTGATGGTTGGTTGAGGATGAATGAATATGAAACAAAGAAAAAGAATAGGTATGAAGTCTATATATGTACAGGAAAACATGAGAAGGATTTATTTATAAAAGAAATGGATAAAAATCAATTCAAATATAATATGTATGAGGAGAGAACCACTTATAGATTTGTAATAAGCTCCAAAGAATTGACCATATACCTTTCACAATTTGGTAAAGGTGCTGAGGGTAAAAAACTTACATCTGATATAGTAGACCTACCTATAGATTTACAAAAGGAGTTTTTAAGGGGATATTTAGATGCAGACGGTCATTTTGATAAAAATAAAAATAAACAAACAGTGGTTAGTATATCCAAAGTACTCATATTAGGTATACAGCAATGTATATATAAATCGTATAAAGTACCTACTACATTTATGACTAGAGTACCTTTTAAAGAACAACATTATATAGAAGGTAGACCTGTTAATCAAAATATTTCATACTCAATAGCATTTAATTATAAAACAACAAAACAACAACATAGTTTTTATGAAGATGGGTATATTTGGACACCATATAGAAAAAAAGAACTTATATATAAGGAACTTGATGTATATAATATAAGTGTTGAAAAAGATGAAAGTTATACAGTTAATAACCTAATATGTCATAATTGTTCTACATTTTCAATGTCGGGTCTTAGAGGAAAGATGTGGGGTAAAGAAAAGAAGTTCAGAGAGGGTCAAAAAGAACAAACATTAGATGATTTATTTTTTATCTTTGGTGATTTATTAAATGAACTGAAACCTAAAATAGTAATAGGTGAAAATGTAAAAGGTATAATTCAGGGTTCGGCTAAAGAGAACTATGCAGAACCAATAATTGAAATGTATCAAAAGATGGGATATAGAGCTAAGTATTTTGTTATAAATTCAAAAAATACAAATGTACCTCAATCAAGAACTAGGGTATTTTTTATAGGTGTAAGAAATGATATTTGCACACAAGATGAATTTAATGAGTTAGATAATCTGTTAGTTTTTGATGAGAAAGAAATACCTTTCAGTGAGGTTTCAAAAGTAGCTGATATAAATGAAAGTGAACTAAAAGAGATAACTAAAGGAACACAACAAAGGTATTTTTGGGATAATAAAATAGATACTGATAGGACTTTTGCTGATACCAATAAAAGAATCTATAATAAAAGTAGTAATTTTGGTGATGTTATTATACATAATGATATTCCTTTTCCAACATTAAGGGCAAGTGGTTCATATATGTACCATCATAAACCTTTTCATATATCTAAAGAGGAATTAATACTTATTCAATCATTTCCTTATGATTATAATTTTATACCAAATACAAATGGAAATGTTCATTATATATTAGGAATGTCAGTACCTCCATTAATGACTAAAGCTATATCAAATGTTTTAGTGGAATACTTTATAAAAAAGACCATTAAAGTAGATATTATAGATTTAGATGAATTCTAATTTATAAATAATCACAAAGGAGTTCAAAATGAGTCTATACAAACAAATAGTTCAAGAAAAATTATCAGAAAAATATATAAAAGAGGGTGAGGATGATATTAGTAAATTTTTATCACATTCTCTTTATATTATTTCACAAACACATATTTGGCATTGGATGACTAAAAATGGTCAAACCCATGAATCAATAGGTGAATTTTATAAATCTCTTCAAGATACTATAGATAATACAGCCGAAAGATTTATAGGTAAATATAATCCTAATCAATCGGGTGCTTATACTCATAAGTTAGTATATAATTTAGAGAATTCTATAATTTTAGATACGATAGATACTTATGATAATTTAGTGAATGATATAATATCAAGATTTGATAAGATTGATGATGCTTCTATAGTGGATTCATTGGTAGATATAAAAGAGCTTATAGATACTCTTAGATTTAAATTGAGACTTGGTTAGTTTTAAGTAACTATTAGCTATAATACAACAACTAAAAAGATTAACTAAAGTGTTTTGTTAGTTTTTCTTTTTAATATCTTTTTTAAATATGAAAGTGGATTTAAAATACATCTATCTTTTTTAATATTTTCATAGTTAAAACTTTTTTAAAATAATTCTCCATTTAAAGATACCTCCGTTTAACCCCCTTTTACATTTTCATATATAAGTTTAATTCAATTGTCTATAGTTCTATTTAATTAAAAAGAATTCTAACTAACATTAAACACTATCTATAGTTTACAGTTGCATAAAACCTAAAATAAAAAAGAGTATCTACGATGAGAATATATTAATTTATAACTTTTAAAATTTATTATTCTTTTTCTTTATTATAAGAGTTTTTATTTACAAATTTCACTTTTTATAAGTTTTTATTATATTTAAACTATTATATTCAATCGTAGATACTCTTTATAAATTTCAAATATAAATCATACAATAATCCACATTAACTTAAATTATCTACTATAGTTAATATAATTTAATCACTCATAAACCACCCTTAAACCTCTTTAAATTATCTAACCTATACTCATTACTAAACACTCCACAACAAAGCTTTATGCCAACCATAGAACCCTTTTATAAATATATCTAAAAGGAATTAAATATGCCAAATAATATCATTAAATCATTTGCTAAAAAATCAAACAAATCTGTCAAAGAGGTTGAAAAACTTTGGGATAAATCCAAGGGAATAGCTGAGGAAGATGGCCACAAAGAGGAATATGACTATATTGTAGGAATTTTAAAAAGAATGCTTAATTTAAATGAAACTTTATCATTTAGTGAGTTCGTTTTGGAACAACTACAAATTCAAGAGATAACTACCTCATCATCTATCCCAAGTTCACCCCAATCACTATTCATAAGAGATGACAAAGATAATAATATTATAGATGATTATACCGAAAAATTCTTAGTTCTTGAATACTTAAATTCTAATATAATGGATGAAGGAATAACTGATTACTTTGCTAAACAAGGATTAAAATTGATTCAAGGTAAAGGATTAGTTAATTATATGGCTCAATTTATGACAAATACGGGTAAGCTTATTCTAGCTAGTCTAAAAGGTGATACCAAAAAAATGAAAGAAATTCTTAAGAAAGTAAATCAATCCGATGTATTGGACTTTTTATTGAAACTTGATGCAGTTACTTTAGGATTGGTTAGCTCAAAAATTATGTTAATTGATAACATAACTGGTTGGGGATTGATGGATAAATTAAAAAATGCCGTTAAATCTGCTGAACAAAAATTGAAAGATTTCTATAAAGCTGTTGGTGATGTTAAAAAATCTATAGGAGATGTATTAGATGGTTCTAGGCAAAGGGATATGTTAAGGATTGTGGATAAGATTGAGAAAAATATACCTAATATTTAGATATATAAATAAATTAAAACAAGGAGAGTAAAAATGAAATTAGATATGACATTTAGTGAGTATATGAAGATTAGATGAAACTTATATAAACCTTTTTACTAAAGAGGATAAGATTAGGTATATTGATAATATATGGGATATGTTACAAAAAACTTATGCTCCTATGGGTGGAATAAAAGGTTCTGGTTTTAATTCTAAGGAAGATTTAATTAAGAATATAAATATGATTAAATTGTATAGAGAAAAGGGTAAAATACTATGTGGATTTTTGTATAAAGATAGAGGTATGAGAAAAAGAGTTGCTACATTTACAGATGGTTCTAGGGAAGCAATAGTACAATTGAAGAAAATGCTGACAGAGGACTTTAAAAGAAGTATTGTTGAGGTATCACACAATATGCTTAGATTTATGGAGAGAAAATTACCTGAAATGATAAAAACTTATGCGATACCGTCTGATAAAGTTCAAGCTATTATAAATAAAGATATTGAAATAGTTGATGAATTTAAATATAAAAGAAAAGTGGGAAATGAGTATATTACCAAAATTCTAATAGGTACTGAAAAGAAAATCTACTAACCTAAATAGTTTAAATCACCCTTTATTTTCTTTATTATAAAGGGTATACCATCTTCTATTATATTGTTAAATCTATGTCCACCTCTCTTAAAAACCTCTACCTCAGCTTTATCTTTAAATAATTCTAATGTGTCTTTATATGGTATTAACTCATCATCTATATTTAATAATATACTATGTTGAAACCCTGATATATTATCAAATTTCTTATCAAAAGTAACATTTTTGGTATTTGTTGATTTAGTATAATCTATCATAGGGTTTATTGACACTAAAGGTATATTATATTCTTTAGCAAAATACTTAGACACAAAACCACCCATACTAGAGGCTACTATCAAATTTATATCATTGACTTTTAGAAAATTATCAATAGATTTTCCATCAAAATACCCCTCATATATTGTAGGTATATGATAAACTTCAACATTTAACTCTTTATTTAACTCATTTTTTAGAATAGTAGGTTTATTTGATTTATGACCTCTATATCCGTTTATATACAATATTTTATACATATTTGTATCCTTTTTATTTTATTTATAAGTAATTGTACCAAAATAAAGCTTAAAGTAAAATAAAAATATATAAATAGATTAAAACAAGGAGAGTAAAAAATGAAATTAGATATGACATTTAGTGAGTATTTTAAAAAATCACAAGAGGTTAATGAGGCTAATAAAGGTACTTATAAGGAATTTTTTAAAGGTATGTTAAAAAAATATAAGATAAAAAGCCCTAGTGAGTTAAGTAAAGAAGATAAGGTTAAGTTCTATGATGAGATTGATGCTGGATGGGATGCTGAGAATGAGACTGATTTAGATGAGTCTAAATTAAATGAAAAATGGTGGATGAATAAAGAAGTGGCTTCTTACGAATTTAAAAATGCTGATAAGGATTTTTTTGAGATATGGGATGATAAAATGGTTATAGCTTATCCTAAAAAGGTAGCTCAAAGAGGAATTACATTTAAAACTTTGGATGAGTTGAATAAATATCTAGCTAAATATTTTGATTATTCGGTAACGGAAGAAGATTATAAAAAGATACAATCTAAGTTAGGAATATAAGACAAGGAGATTAATATAAATGATTTAAATTTTGTCGATTTTACTAAGCTTAAACTTGACTTAAATGAAAAGATTACTACAAGTTATAATGATAAGAAGAATATAAAAAATATTCTTGATATTATGGAAAGGGATATTAATAGAGGTTGGGGTGATGCTAAACTATTTAAATTCACTAAAAATGAATTAATGGGGCAGCAAACCAAAGACCCTCAAGGAATATATTTTTGGGACTGATTTAGGAAATGTTATTTGGAGTATTGATAAGGAATTTAGTGGTTTACCTATAATAGAAATTGATGGAGTTAAACAAACAAATCCTGATATTTTGGATACCTTTAAGAAGTATGATTTTGTTGATAATGAAAAAGCTTTGAAAGAAGTTCAAAAAGAGAGAGAAAGATTTGATAAACCTTTATGGAGGATTATTAAAATGTATGACTTGAAACATGTAGAAGTTAGAAGTGCTTATGAAAATATTTTTGATGATTATAATCTTATTAGAACATCTAGTGAGGTTACTGAAAATATGATTGAGGATATAGGACTTTTGGACGATGTTAAGTCGATTGAGGTTAATTTTATCAAGGGTGCTAATTTGATTAAGATTGAGATGGTTTAAGAACTCCCTAAAGGAGTTCTTTTTAATTTATAAATAATATAAAAAGGAGCTAACTTGATTAGCAAAAAATACAACGAAATACTCACAAATATACTTAAAATAGAGAATAAAAACACACAAAACTTTAATACAATAATACTAAGGGATTATCAACTCAATACCATTGAAAGTCTAAAAATACATAATACTATAATTAAATCCCCTAGACAATCAGGTGCTACTAAAATAGGTTTAATATGGATTATAGACACTATTATAAATTCCATAGAATTAGGTAAAAACCCTAGGATAGGTATTAAAACTCATAACGCTAATATATCTAAAAAACATATAAGAATTATAGAAGACTTATCGGTAATATATGATATACCTTTTACGGATTATATTGAGATATTTGACGAAAGAAACTTACAAAATATAGGATATGATTATATATTTGTAGATGACTATGAAACTATAGAATCTAGTGATATATATTCTATATTGAACTACAAAAAAGCTAAAATCTTATTAACTTGTACTGACTATAGACATTTTAAGGATATAAAATCTTTTAAAAATATAGAGGTGGATTGGAAAGATGTCCCTAGATATAAAGATGGAGTTTTACTAAAACCTTATGAATTTAAAAGTTATGCTATATCTAAATTTGGCCATAAAAATGCCTATGATATGTTTGGAATACCGTCTATAACTAAGATAAATAATATTTTATTAAAATCTGAAAATTCTAAAAAGATGAAAGACGCTGATATAAAACCTAGCCAATTATTTAACTATTTTTTGGATGGGTTATGTGTTGATGATTTGATTGATATTAAGAGAGGGTTTTAGATATGGATATTAAAGCTGAATTGATGAAACTTAATGTTAGAGATGAAAATACACTGGATGAATATATAGAGTTTTGTGTAATTAATTCCAATAAAGATGATTATGATTGTGTTCACCATATTATACCTAAAGCAAAAAGTCTATTTCCACAATATAAAAACTTAAAGAATAATAGTTGGAACGCTTCATACCTATCCTATAAAAATCATTTTATAGCTCATTGGTTATTACTTAAAGCCATAAAAGAAAAATCTATTTCATTTGCATTCTTTTCTATGAAAAATAAAGATTTGGTAAATGGAAGAATTGATAAAGATACTATTGAGATGTATGCGAGTGAATATGAGGAGTTTTATAAAGACCACAAAGAGATGTTAAAAGATTTGTCAAGAGATATAGTATCTTGTCTTGATTTAGATGGTAATAAAGTTAGAGTCTCATCTAAAGAATACCAAGATAACAAAAATAAATATGTTTCATTCTCTAACAATATGGTTAATGTATTTGATTCAGAACAGAATAAAACTGTAAGAATATACACTAAAGATTATAACAAGGATATTCATTTTGTTTGGAGTAAAGGTAAATCTCGATTTTACAATAAACAGCTCAAAACTTTTGAATTTATGGATGCCAAGGATAAAAAAGATTATCATATACATTCAAATAAAGGTGTGTTTATACTGAGAGATAATAAAGTTATAGGTATAAAGATTAGAGAAATAATTGATTGTGATGTTTTATTAGATGATAGTGATGTTAGCAAATTTTATAATCCTATCGATTTTGATATTTACATAGATTTAATTGATAGAGGTATATATAGAGTTGATGAGTTTAGTATCTTTTATAATATATATACTAAAAAAATAGGAATATATAAAGGTAAAAAACCTCATCTATTAAAAACAAAATATAATAAAATAAAATGTTTCGATAGAACTACTGGTAGGAGTGTAAAAATACAGGGTTTAGATTTTGATAAAAAATTATACCTAATAAAATATAAAGGTATATATTTCAAAGATATTGATAGTAGATTATACTATACAAAAGATGTCTTGTATGAAAGCCAATCGTATGTATTTATCAAGAATGAGAGAAAAAAAAGAAGTCCTAATAGAACCCCTACAATAAAAGGGCAAGTATCATGTAAAGATATTGATGGAAAATTCTACAAAGTATCAAAGCAAGAGTTCGATAGTAGAGACGATTTATTTGGAGTTAATAAAGGATATATTAATTGTATTAGTTTAGAGACAAATAAATATGTAAAAATAACATCAAAACATTATAAAGAAAATAAACATTTATATAAAGTAAAGACTGGTGTTAAAAATAAAGGTACTATAACAGTATATATTTATGATAAGGATAGAAATTTAATTCATATAACAGATGATGCCTTTAATCGCTATTGTGATAAACATAGACTACCACAAAAAGCTTTATATAAATCAATGAAAGATGGAGTAGGAATATATACTAAAGTAAATGGTAAACATTATATAAACAAACACCCAGAGTTACATAAGTTTATTGGCTGGACAGCAAGTTATACAAAATATGAGGATGTATTATGAATTTAGATTTTTTAGATTTAAGTGGTAAAGTTGGAGTTTTTGACCAATTGAAAATAGCTAATGGTGGTGAAGAACTTACCGACTCAATGAAAGATAAATTTTTGAATATGATTGATATTGAAAAGGATGATAAAGGGTATTATTTAGATAGTGAGGATAAGCAAATATCCTATGATGGAAGAAAAGGAATGAAGAAAGCTGATGTGATGTTAAATCTATCAGCTATTCATATCAATGAAATTCAAGTTAGTGCAAAGAATTTTAAATACTTTAGAAAAAACTATTGTAAAATTCTTAATAAAGGCTTCTATTCAAGACCTGACCCTAGACCCTATCAAGAGAGAGCAGAGGACGCTATATTATCAGGTGACGATATAGTAATGTTATTTCCTCGACAATGTGTTAGTGGAGATACTTTGATATATGTAGATAACACTATAAAACCTATAAAACAATTATTTTTATCTTTGGATGTAAGTATAGATGAAGAAAATGATATATTTAAAGAGTCTAAAAAAGTTTTAGAGATTGTTAAAACTAAGGGTATAAATTCAAATCCTTTGATAAAGATGGTTCATAAAACAATTCCTTTAAACAAATATAAGATAATATTATCTAATAAAATGGAATTAGAGTGTTCTGAAAATCATATTATTATAGACGAAAATTACAATGAAATACAAGCAAGAAATTCATTAGGTATTAATATAATAACAGAGAAAGGTATATTTAAGGTAATAGAATGTACTAACTTGAATATTAAGGAAGAGTTTTATGATTTAACTATAGATTCATACGATAGTTTATTTTATACAAATGGTATATTAAGTCATAATAGTGGGAAAACAGTAACTATAGCAACATATCTTTTACATAATGGAATATTTCGTGAAAATATTACTATCGGTATTGCTGTTAATACATTAAAGTTGGCTAAAGAGGTTTTATCAAAGATAAAAGAGATATATTTAGAATTACCTATTTGGATGATGCCGGGTCTTAGAGTATGGAATAGAACAGAGATAGAATTTGATAATAGAACTAAGATAGTTGCAACAATTGCGTCAGGTACAAGCTTTAAAGGTCATAGTTTATCGTTGTGTTTCGTAGATGAAACCAGTTTTCTGGGATATTCTAACAACGGGAATTATAACCCTGAGGTATGGGAGGCGTTCCAAGATGATACTGCTCCCGCGTTGTCTGCTGTACCTGGTTCGCAAATTATTTATGCCTCTACAAGTAACGGAATAAATCATTTCTATCACATGGTTATGGGTGCTAAAAAACATAAAATAGAGATATTGGATGATAAGAGTTTAATAGAGTTAGAAGATGGTTTAAGGATGACAACAAAAGAGATTTATAATAAAGGTCAAAATTATTATCCGAAAGAGATTAAATCCTTAAAAAAAGAAAGTGAAAATAAATATATACTCACATATCATAAAGGTATTAATGGTATGCGTTTGGTTGAAGCTGATTGGAAGGAAGTACCTAGATTTAAAAAGAATGGTAACTTAAAAACAAATGATGAATTTAAACAAGAAATAATTGAGAAAAAAGATGAGTTACATTTTCAACAAAACTATGGAAATTGTGTAGGATATGATACAAATATAAATATAGAATCATTGAACTATATATCAATAGGAGAGCTATATGATAATCAAGATGATATTAATATTTGTAAAGTTCTTAAGTCACCTTTAAAGGTTCTCACTCCAAAAGGATATAGAAGTTTTATTGGTATTCAAAAATATAACAAAAAAACTTATAAGGTAACTACAAATAACAAATCAATAGAAGTGGCAGAGCTTCATAAATTTGTGGTAGATAATATAGAGATTTACTGTAAAGATTTGGACATTGGTTCAAAGCTAGAGACTATCGGTGGTTATGATTATGTGACTGATATTGAGATTCTAGGTACTAAAGATGTATATGATTTAATGAGTGTTGAGGGCGAAATATATTATACAAATGATATATTAAGTCATAACAGTTTCCTAGGCTCTTCCGACACCCTAATCAGCACAGACGCATTAAAATCAATACAACCCTCAGAAGACGAACATATAACCTTCGACAAATTATTCCAAGGTTTACGGACATTCAACGACCCAATAGCAGGACATCATTACATAGTTACTTGTGACCCCAAGAAAAAAGGTACAGACCCAGCTGGAATTCAAGTCATAGATGTAACGAAGTTACCTTTTGTCCAAGTAGCTACGGCACAGCTTGACGAAGATTTTATGACACTTCCTGAAAAGTTGTTTATTCTAGGTAATGAATATAATCAAGCTATGGTAGTTTCAGAGAATAATATAGGGGAGTCTATACCGGCTACTTTATTCTATCAATATGAATATGAGGGTGAAGTATTCACGGAAAGGGATTCAAATGGAGTTTATAAAAAAGAGATGGGTTTTAGAACAAAAGTAAATACAAAAATACAAATATTAACATTAATGAAAAAATTTATAGAATCAGGAGATTTAATTATACAAGATAGGAAAACTCTTGATGAACTTTTTAATTTTGTAAAAAAGCCTAATGGAACATATTCAGCAGATGGTTCAAATACAGATGATTTAGTTATGTCATTAGCTATAACATTTGCACCTTTTATTGATTTTAAAAATTGGGACAACTTCAAGGGTTTTATAGAGTATATAGAAAGGAAAAAAGAAGTTGAAGAAAAAGAGGATGATGATTTTGTAGAATTTTTAGATTTAGGTTTTAGTTCTGATTTAGGAATTTCGGAAGAGGTTACAGGATTTACAAAAGATTTATGGGGTAATGAATCATATAATGATTTAGGAGGTTCATTTGGATGATTAAAGATAGTTTAAGTTTGTGTTGGATATAATTCTAATATAAACTAAAAAGGAAAATAAAATTATGAGTATACAAATAGACGATACACCAAAAGTATGTTTAAGGAGAACTAGATGCCAATAGAAGAAGCAACTGGTGGAATTATAGGAGATTTAATATTAACTAAAGCTGGGTTAATGTTAGGTGTAGTTGGAGTAGTTATTATAGGGTTAAGTCTTGGTGTTAGTATAATATTTTCTGATAGTGAGGAAGATTTTATAGAAGCTAAGAAAAATAAACAATCCATTAAGTGTATAGGGTTATTTAATTCCTATACAATTGACTACGACAAATATGAAGTAAAAGATAAAACAATCATAATGAAAAGAAATATATTTAATAAGAAATTCTTTATAGCTGATTGTGATATACTGATGTAAATGGAATTGATGATGGTAATGGAGATAAACTTCAAGTTGCCACTTTTAGGTAGTATAATGAATAAAAAAGGAAAACAATGAAAAAAATAACAATACTAATAGCAACACAATCAGCTCAAAAAGATAAATTCTTGTCTAATATTTTAAAAGAGGATATTTATACATTCTACCCCGAATCAGGTAAACATCCATTAGAGCAAAGAGATTTAGCTGATGAACTAACTAAGGATTATAAAGATAAAGAAAATAATATAATTATTGATACTTTTAGTGACCATATTTTAAATAGAATTAGAAAGCTTGTATGTGATTCTATAATCGATTATAAAGATGTTGAGGTAATTTATATTTATGATAATAAATTAACTAAGGTAAATATCAGCAAATGTGGTAGATTTATAAAACCTTTTCCTAAAGGTTTTTATGATGCGACTTTGGAAGATATTTATGGGTTATGGGATTGTTAGTGAATAAAACAAAACAAAAAGAACTAGGTGCTTTTTATACATCTAATATAATAGTTAAGTATATGGTGGATAATACATTAAATAAAATAGAAATAACAAAAGATACACGGATATTAGAACCCTCTTGTGGTGATGGAAATTTTTTATTATATATTAAAGAGTATCTATTAAATCTTAACTTTAGCTTAAATGAAATAGAAGATATGGTCTATGGAGTTGATATAGATAAAGAGACTGTAGAGAAGTGTATAGCTAATATAGGCTTTTCTAAAAATATAAAATGTAATAATACTCTTTTGATGGATTTTAATTTAAAGTTTGATGTGGTGATTGGTAATCCTCCGTATTTAAGAGTCCAAGGTATAGATAAAGAAGTTTCTACACAATACAAAAAGGAATTTAAAAGTGCTACGGGTTCTTACGACCTTTATGTACTTTTTGTAGAAAAAGGTCTATCACTACTAGCAAAAGACGGTATTCTCAACTTTATTATGCCTTATAAATGGATAAACTCTAGTTTTGGTAAAGGGCTACGAGAGATAAGCAAAGATAAAGTATCTAAATTTATCTCTTTTGGAGCGTATCAAGTCTTTAATGCCTCCACCTATACATCTTTGGTGT